TTCAGCACCCTACTAAAGGTAGTATGAACTATCACCCGTGGGAGTTCCAAGAACGATTAATTGACACATACCATCGGTATCGTTTCTCTATCTCACTTATGCCTAGACAGTCAGGTAAGTCTACTTCCGCTGCTGGTTATTTGCTTTGGTACGCTATGTTCGTTCCAGACTCTACTATTCTAATCGCAGCACACAAGTACACCGGTGCACAAGAAATTATGCAGCGTATACGATATGCGTATGAAAATTGTCCAGATCATATAAAGGCTGGTGTAACCACTTATAATAAAGGTTCGCTTGACTTTGAGAACGGATCACGCATTGTGTCTGCTACTACGACTGAAAACACAGGTCGTGGTATGTCTATTACCTTACTATACCTTGACGAATTTGCGTTCGTTCGCCCATCAATCGCACAAGAATTCTGGACTTCTATTACTCCTACTCTATCAACTGGTGGTAAGGCAATCATCACTTCAACTCCAAACTCAGACGAAGACCAGTTTGCTCTTATTTGGAAGGGTGCAAACAAGACCGAAGATGAGTTTGGCAACACAACTGAGTTAGGTGTAAACGGCTTTAGGGCATTTAGAGCATACTGGACAGAACAGCCCGGTCGTGATCAGAAATGGGCTGATGAAATGAAAGCTCAACTCGGAGATGATAGATTTAATCGTGAAATCGGTTGTGAATTCATCATCGCAGACGAAACACTAATCAATCCAAACACATTGATTATGCTTGAGGGTATTGAGCCTACTAATAGAATGGGACAAGTACGTTGGTATAAACTACCTGAAAAGGGCAGACTGTATGTAGTTGCTCTTGATCCATCATTGGGTACAGGTGGTGACCCTGCTGCTATTCAAATCTTTGAAGCAAGTACGACTACACAAATCGGTGAGTGGAAACACAATAAGACTGACATTCCTAGTCAAATTAAACTACTTGCTGAAATTTGCAAGTACATAGCAGAAAAAACTAACGAACCAAACAACATTTACTATTCAATTGAAAACAACGGCATTGGGCAAGCTGCCATTGTATCACTAAACGAATACGGTGAATCAAATATTCCAGGCATCTTTATTAGTGAAGCGGGCAGAGGCAAGCGAGGATTTACTACTACTAATAAGCCTAAACTTGCAGCTTGTGCTAAGTTCAAGACGCTACTAGAATCAAAAAAGATGACTATTCATAGCCGTTCTCTTATTAGTGAATTGAAGGCGTTTGTAGCATCAGGTGGAAGCTATGCCGCTAAGATAGGTGACACTGATGATTTGGTTATGTCATCATTATTGGCAGTTAGAATGATGACTCAATTAGCAAACTTTCATGGTGATTTAGAGAGTCAAATTCGTGACCACGATGAAATGATTCAGCCGCTGCCCTTCTTTGCCGTTCTTGGGTAATATGGACTAAATATAGATATGGCTACAGATAATGAAAGTTTCAACCGCGACCTATATGATCTTCTTAAAGTAAGAGGATATGATCCTGTCCCACTAGATAGTAAAAATCAACGGGTTGCTGCTAGCCAAGCAGCAGATGTTATCCAGTTTACTTTTAATAAAGACGGTAAAGATTATGGTAAAGTTTGGGTAACTATTGATGACGCAAAAAATGTCATCGTTTATTATGATGAAGAACAGCAAGAAAGCCCTAGTAACATTACTCCGGGCTCAGAATACAATGATAGCTGGACCGGTTTTCTAACACATTTAAAGAATTGGTCACAGCGTAGACAATTGAGTTTTGAATTATCAAACAAAGATCGCTTGAGCGATGACATGAGACAACGGGATTATTATAAGATGAAAGAACGTGTATCTGAAGGTTACTACCCAATGGGTAAGAAAGCAAGTTACAATGACGCAGTTCCTAACGTAAAGATTATTCTACAGCATAATCGTGCATTAGAAGAAGGTGAACAACGATATCGTAATGTTGCTAAGATTTTCTTGGAAAATCAAGAAGGTGAAAGATTCCTTGCTCCAACGACTCGTCCTGGCATCGCTCGTGTATATGCCCGTCACATTGCAGAAGGTGGTGTACCTAATGATGATCGCTGGAACCATGTTAAATCAATGTGTGAAGATTATAGCAAGATGGCAGGATTTGTACGTGCCACTAAGAATAATCAATTCAACGAATCAGCCCAAGAGTTAGTTAACGAGGGCGTTAATCATTATAACAACTTACGTGAAACATTAAGTAAACTCGCTGGTCATCGCGGGTATCAAGCTTACTTTGAATCATGGACTCCCGCACTAATGGAAGATGAAGGGGATGACCTTTCAATTAATGAACTTTTTGTTCAGGAAACAGTAGATCCTCGTATCGAATCAGCTATGCCAATTCTATCAAGACTTAAGAAGCCCGTGGCTGAAATGAGCGAAGTAGATACTTTAGCAGAATGGGCTGATTCTATCATCAGTGAAAAGTTAGAAATTGATGAAGGTGATGTTGTGCCTTTTAAGAAGAAGCACGATGATGATTTAGATGACGATAGCTGGATTCCGTCAGAAGAAGACTTTGAGCAGGAAGAAAAACACCGCAATCGCAAACGAACCCCTGCAAATGATGTAAACGAAATGGAAAAAGACTTATATCAAGGTAGTCGCCATGATCCTCGTAAAGGACCACAAGGTCCTGACAAGACTGCTAAAATGATGGCTGCTAAACAGGCAGTTAAGATGGCTAGAAAGGCTCTTGACAAAGCATTCAAGGGCGATGTTGACGAAAACTTCATCAGCATGGCCCCTCAAGCAGTAGCAGAAGAAGAACTTGATGAAATTTCAAGCAAGACCGCACAAGCGGTTAAGGATAAAACATTTAAAAACATTACTGGTCTAAAAGGGCAGCAGGGTAGACAAGAGGTATATGATAAAAATGTGAGACGCCATACTATGGCTTCTAACAAACTTTCGGGTAAAGCTAAGGTTCCTGCTACAAATGACGAAGTTGACGAAGGCTTAGATGCAAACCAAAAGCGTGTAGGTCAACTTGGACCCACAGAAAAAGTAAAGAACAACAACATCGGCAAGCTAGTCGGCGCCAATGAATCCACTGAGATTCCAGAAGAACTAGCTCGTATCATGGAAATGGCGCGCTTCAACAGATAACAACAAATTGGGTACATAGTGTAAAATAATAATATATTATGCACCCAATTAAGTTGTAAATACATTGCACATGAGTTATAACAGACTTATGTGTAGTTGTCTCCGACAACGAAACATTAAAACACTTATAAAGCTCAACTTAGGCACATTTTAAAGGAGATTATACAATGGCAAGTCTAGCAGAAATCCGGGCACGTTTGGCAGCCCAAGAAAATAATAATCAGAGCAACGGTCCTCGTACACAGTCTGATAATGCAATTTACCCTCACTGGAATATCTCGGAAGGCGCAACAGCAACAGTTCGTTTCCTTTCCGACGGTGACACTAATAACCCTTACTTTTGGGTTGAACGTCAAGTAATTAAGCTTCCGTTCAATGGCGTTAAGGGTGACCCCAACGTAAAGCAAATCGTTGTTCAGGTTCCTTGCGTAGAAATGTATGGCGACAATTGCCCTGTTCTCGCAGAAGTTCGCCCTTGGTATAAGGATGACACTCTTAAGGATCTTGCAAGCAAGTACTGGAAGAAGCGTTCTTATCTTTATCAAGGTTTCGTTCGTGCGAATCCATTGGGTGACGATCAAACTCCGACGAATCCTATTCGTCGTTTCGTAATCAGTCCTCAGATTCAGACTGTTATTAAAGCATCATTGATGGATCCTGAGTTGGAAGAATTGCCAACTGATTATAATCGTGGTCTTGACTTCAACATGAAGAAGACTTCAAAAGGCGGATATGCTGATTACTCAACGAGTAATTGGGCCCGTAAGGAAAGTCCATTGACTGAGGCAGAACTTGCTGCTATTGAAGCGCATGGTCTTTTCAATCTTGCTGACTTCTTGCCAAAGAAGCCAAGCGAAGCTGAACTTCGTATCATTAAGGAAATGTTCGAAGCATCTGTTGATGGTCGTCCTTATGATAATGACAAGTGGGGCGCATACTATCGTCCTTACGGTCTTGAAGCACCTGCTGGCACATCAGCTCCGGCTACGACTACTGAATCGGTTCCTCCGAAAGTAGTTGACTATGAACCAAGTCACGGCGCTCATTCACGACCTCCCGTAGATGATACTCCTCCGTTTGAAACTGACGAACCAATTAAGGTTCCAGAGTCAACTTCAAGCGATAAGGCACAAGACATTCTTGC